TCTAATTAAATAATCTTCTTTAGTTACAGTTCTTAATTGGTTTTGGAAATTACCTAAAGCATTTTGTCTTAATTCTTCTATTGTATCCCCATCTTGACCTCCATCAGCTGCTAACTCATTATTAGATGCTACAGAAGCAAATATTTGGTTAGCTAATGCTGTATCTGATAGGTTAGGATTTAAAAATGTAAAAGTAGTATCATCTAAAACTGTTAATGTTCCAGCTTCAGTATTAGCTTCAACTCCACCTCCTGTTAAATATCTTACTGTTAAAGTGGTATTATAAGGAGCAATACCATAAGTATTTGTAAATATAAAATTTAGAGGTGAATAAGCAGTTGTTAATTGAGTTCTTTCAAATGGTAAACCTAAACCTACATTGTCCGGATTTGGAACAATTTCTTCATCGTTGCTTCTTGTATTACCAGCACCAAATTGTAATTGTAATGAACCTGAGTTTATAAATCTTGAAGCAAATCTTCTTTGTACTTGTTTTAATTTAAGTAAATAAGGAGCATCTACTTCTTTATTATATGTAGGATCATTTACATTTGTATTTCTAATGGTATCAAATACGTTTTCTTGAGCTAAATTTGGAACTTCATACCATTCATTACCATCTTCATCAAAACAATCTAATATACCTATAATATTAGCAGCATTAATATTTCTAACATCAAATCTTTGACCTGATGTAAATGTTAAGTCTTTACTATTAATAGTTGCTGATATTGCCTTTCTGGTTTTCTTTAATAAGAAATAAGTAGGATTATTATTAGATATTTGATAAACAGATACTGTAGTAGGATCTAAAGAACCTGATGCTGAAAAATCAACTGGGTCTTCAATTAAAAATTTAATATTACTATTTACATTAGATGTAATTTGAGTATTTTCAGGAATTAACATACAATAATCAAAATCAGGAACGTACTCACTACCCGATAATTTTGCTGGGAGTTGTTGATAGAAATCAATATTGACACTTGCTACTGTGGTTACTTTAGGAGTATAACCTAACATATAAGCCATTTCAAACAAATTTTCTTGTTGTCTAGCTTTAGTAATAAATGTTTCTTGTATTTGATTATCTAAATAAAATGATAATACATCTCCAACATATGATGCCATTTCCATGAATAACATACCCGTAGAAGTTTCTGTAAAATCATTATAAGTGTTAGGAAAATAAGTCTTAGAATAATTAATTAATGCATTTCTAAGTGTATTAAAATCCCTATCAATATATCTTATGTCTCTTTTTAAATCTGCCATTATGCTTGTAATAATATTGTTATATCATCTGTTATCCCAAAATTTTTAATAGTATAAGTTAAAGTAAAATTTATTGTGTTATTATCAGGTTGATTATTAAAGCTTATTTCTTTAACATCTACTTGAGGAAAATAAACATTAATATCATTTTGGATTAAAGATTGTAATTCATCTGTTGTACGATTTATAACATTTTCAAATAACAAATTTCTTAAATCAGCACCAAAATTGGGATTAAATACTCTTTCACCTTTATTGGTTAATAAATAATTAATCAAGTTAGATTTTGTTTGATTTCTTACATTATAAGTAGGATTAAATACAGCAGGACCATTAAAAGGAATAGAAAAACCTACAGCTTTTCTTCCTTCTGAATCAATTGGGTATCTATTTTGTAATATCCTAGCCATTTATTTTATTTTCCCATTAAACCTGCTATTTGAGACATATCAACTTCACCTGGAGGGAGAGAACCATTTATTGAATCTCCTCCTTGTGGTTGGAATTTAGGTTGTACTTGAGCTGTTGTAAATTGACTGCTCATATCGCCTAAAATATTTTGATATGCTGCTCTTTTTTCTTGTGCATTCATTACTGGTTGTTGAGGAGCTTGGTGCTCTACAACAGGAACAGATGGTGCACTTGTAACAGTTGTAACCTTTGGAGTCTTAACAGCTTCTAGTAAGATGTCCTTCAATTCTTCTTGAATTGCTTCTCTTACTGCTTCTTTAATTAAATTTTTTAATTCTGATGACTTCATTTTTTATTATAAATATCAAGTTATACAATTTTTCTTAAAGGCCTGTGGTTTCTATTTTAAATTCGGCGCCTGTGCCTGATTCTAGAGCATCTTGACCTTCTCTCATATCTTCAAAAAATAGAACTACTGAATATTGACCTGGGTCTTTTAATGTGTAAAGTCTATTTTTAGTTTCTCTATATGGGGTCATCACTATAGTTTCAGGGGTTCCAACCTGTCCTGCTTTAGAAATAGCTATAGTAACTTTAAATCTACCTCTTCTATTACCGCTAATATCTCCAAAATTAGTAGGTCCTGTATTTGCTACAAATCTTACTTTTTGGTTTGGTTGATTAACTTCTATAGTACCTGAAATAAAATTATCAATATTATTTTCAGCTACTGGTAGGGTAATTTGTTTTAAATCATTAGATATTACTACTGGCTTGGGTGGTAAATTAGGATTACTTCCACTTCCTCCACTTCCAGATCCGGTTCCACTTCCTGTTCCTGAAATAGAAGCTGCATTAGGATCAAAATTATTATTATTATTTCTCCACCAATTATTATCTAAAGATTCTATAACAAAAGCAGCTTCATCAACTAATACCTTTAAGTTAGCACTATATGACCATTTTTTACCATAAATGTTATAAACTACAACACCTCTATAAATGTTACCAGGATCATCATTTATATTTTCAGCTCTAATTCTTCTTTGTGGGAATGAAAACTCATTATCTTGATTATGTTCTACAAACAATTGCCAATCTGCAGAAGGAAAACCTCCTTTTTGATAAAGGTAGGGTGGGTTTCCTAATAATCTACCTTCAAGTTCTTCTTCATTTAAAACATTTAATCCTAAATTTTCAAAATCACCTGCAGTAGCAGCAACATTACCTATTTCATTTATAAGTTCATTTTTTTCAGCTTGAGACATATCCTCAGCTAATTCATCAATACATTTATTTACTAAAGCTTCTAATTTCTGTAAAGCAGCTAAAGCTGATTGGGCTGCACCTGTTATAGTACCAGCAACTTCAGGAACAACAGATATAGCTCCTTTGGCACCATCTAAAACAGTACCAAGTGTATCTAAAGAGTCAGCTAATGTAGTAACAACATTTATAGGAATACCAATACCAGGAGGAACAGCAGCAGGAATAGGAATTAATTTAATTACTTTAACAGCAACTGAAACTGTAGTAATAGTAGTATTAGTAACATCAGCAGCTTTTTGAATTGGTTCAAATGCAGCTAATATGCTTTGTAAACCTTGTTGTAATTGATTTTTTTGTTGAACTATTTTAAGCAACTCAGGTTTAGGAGGACATGACTCTTTAAACTTTTCAGTAAGTGCCTCAACTGCTACTTCTAATTTAGTAGCATTTTTAATTACTTTTCTAACTTCTTTGTTAATTAAATTGTTTAGAGCTTTTGACATTACTTAGTTTTACTTACTTTAGATTTATATTCTTGTATTTTATTAAGCATAGTTTGAGCCCTAACTTGGGTTTGGGTAGCAGGTGCTGGGATTGCAGCATTAGGTACAAAAGGTATAGGAGTACCAATTGGTGTTGCTAAAGCTCCAGTTAATGATATAAGAGTAGATAATAATTTACTTAAATCATCTAAAAATTTATCTCCTAAAATAACAGGTTCTGTTGCGTTTTTATCTCCTAAATAAATTTCTTTAGAGGCAACTATTGTTTTTGGAGTATCAATATTTAAACTATTAACAGAATTTAAATTAATTGTATCAAATGAAGACATTAAAATAGAATCTGATTTAGAATTAAATAACAATCTACCAGAATTTAAAATAATTTGTTCTTTATTATATACAGGGGTTGCTTCAGGAGATGATGCATAAGAAGCATATTTTTTGCTTGCTACATTAATTGGAATTTGTTGTGTTGTAGTTAAATAGATACTTGATTTATCTTCATTAATATCTTCTACTTGAGGTACCCATGGATCAGTTTCTTCTTCATGTTGTCCATTTTTTATAATAGTAATAGGATCACCATCTTCACCTGAATTAGACCAATCATTTGGAATAGGAGCATTTTGTAAAGTTGATCCAAATCTAAATGATTGACCCCATCTACCTTGGTATATAATATCCCCAGGGTAAGGTTGAATATTTCTAATTGATAATTTTTCTTGAAATCCTTCTCCTAAATCAATCTCAGTACCTCCATCTGTTACTCTTCTTACAATACCGGCTTCTGTTTGTGTGTAATCTTGTTGTTGAGATTCGGGTAAGGAAGTAGAATTAATAGGATCTGGAATTGCATTATGGTGAGTACTATTCCAGATATTAACTGCTTGGAAATAATAATATGAAATTTCATTTACATTAGATTGAATTCCTGCACTAGGAAAACCTACAACATAAACAATTTCGTTTTTTAAAGGAATGTTAGAATTATTTGGAAATAAAGGTCTTGCAAAACTATTAGTGTCTATCTCAGGGTCTGGGTTTGGGTTATTTATTAAATCAAAAAATATACAACCAATAGAACTCCATTCCCCAAAATCATTAAATAAATTAGAGTTTGTTTTATTATCTACTATTGCAAATCTTACTCTAGCAGCAAATATACTAGAAGGTCCAAAATTTGTTGTTGTAGTAGAAGTTAAAGAAGCTAAAGAAGTAACTTTAGTTGGCATTATCTTTACTATTTAATTTTTCCATTTCAGCTAAAAGTGCTTCTTTTTCTTCATCACTTATACCAATACCACCATCATCATCTATATTTTGAAGTGCTCTTTGAACGATTGTAGCCATTTTAATTAATGACTCATCATTCTTAACACCAATCTCCATATATTCTTTAATGAGAGGTACAATAAGAGTAGCATCTCCTATTTCTTGAACTAAAGGTTTAAGTTCTGAAATTAAAGCAACAACTTGA